ACGGCCCGCGTGTTCGCCGAGACGGTCGTCCTGGGCTGGGAGGGCGTCACCGGCCCCGACGGCAAGGAGCTCGCCTTCAACGTGGACAACGCGGTGAAGCTGTTCACCGACCTGCCCGACCTCTTCGCCGAGATCCGGCGAGCCTCCAGCGACGCGGCCCTGTTCCGCAAGGAGATCCTGGAGTCCGAAGCGGGAAACTCGTCTCCTGCCTCCAGTACGCCCTGACCCAGGGGCCTGGAGAGCAGAAGATCCTCGAGCAGTGCTGGGCGAGCAGGCTCCCGATCCCGCGGGCGATCCAGAATGCCCCGGAGCTGAACCTGGGCCTGGAGTTCACCTACACAGCCTTCTGGGAGCTCAGCACCTCCCGCCCGGTCGGGTGGAGTCCAGGTCCGATCCCGTGGCACGTGATCCACGAGTACGCCAAGTCACAGGGACTCGACGACGAGGAAGAGGCGGACTTCGTCTTCCTGATCCGCAAGATGGACCGGGCGTTCCTGGAGTGGAACGAGGCCCAGCAGAAGGGCGCGAGGAAGCCGGACGCGGGCGGCCGGAACAAGCTCGGGTCGACGAAGTCTGCCTCCTAGGGCTGCCTCGGACGTATACTTCGAGAGCTCCAGGAGCCCTCCGACCATGGCCGACCCGTCCACCTTCGCCAAGCGGATGCAGATCCGCGCCGACCGAGTCGGCGGGAGCATCGACCGCATCGCGCGGAAGGCCGCTCTCGCGGTCGACCAGGCGCTGGTGCTGGCGACCCCGGTGGACACCGGCCGCGCCCGCTCGAACTGGCGGGCCGAGGTCGGCGGCGCTCCGAGCGGAACCATCCAGCCCTACTCCCCCGGCGACAAGCTCGGGATCGGGGAGCAGGCCAACGCGGCCGCGGCCATGCAGCAGGCCGCCGGGCAGGTCGCGGGCTGGCGTCCGTCGTCCGAGGTGCCGCTGTTCATCTCGAACAACGTCGACTACATCGGCAAGCTGAACGAGGGCTCCTCGAAGCAGGCACCCGCCAACTTCGTCGAGCAGGCAATCGCGGCGGGTATCGGTGCGATCGCTAATGCGAAGGTGCTCTCCTAATGGCCACTGAACGCTTTGACATCGTGTTCACGGCCAAGGGTGCCCGCGAGGTGCGGAGAGAGATCTCCGGCATCGGCAGCGACTCGTCCTTCGCCGCGAGCTCGGTCAACTTCCTCAAGAACGCGCTGGTGGCTCTCAGCTCCGCGCAGGTGATCCGCGGCCTGGTGAACATCGCGGACACCTACCAGAACGTGCAGAACCGCCTCCGCCAGGTCACGAACGGCACGGAGGAGCTCCGCATCGTGACGCAGGAGCTGTTCGACATCTCGAACCGGACGCGCACCTCGTTCGAGGAGACCAGCCAGCTCTACTTCCGGTCGGCGCGTGCAGCCCAGGTGCTCGGGAAGAGCCAGAAGGAAGTCCTCGACTTCACGACCACGCTCTCCGAAGCGGTTGCCCTCTCCGGTGCCTCGGTTCGCGAAGCGAGACTCGCCGTCCTCCAGTTCACTCAGGGTCTGGCCTCCAACCGCCTCGCGGGCGACGAGCTTCGCTCGGTCCTGGAGCAGCTGCCCAACATCGCGGCGTCGATAGCGAAGCAGCTCGGCGTCACTATCGGCGAACTGCGCAACCTCGCTGCCGCCGGAGCGATCACGACGGACCAGATCTTCGCGGCCTTCTCGGGTGACGAGGCCGCTCGCATCGCAGCCGAGTTCAAGAAGACGATCCCCACGGTCGAGCAGTCGCTGGTAGTGCTGAAGAATCGGGTCGTCGAGCTCGTGGGCGAGTTCAACCAGGCTACGGGTGCGACGCAGAAGCTCATCGCGATCATCAAGGTCGTCGGAGACAACGCCGACGTCATCGGTCGAGCCGTCCTGGGCGGCACTTTCGTGTTCGGCGTCCTGAAGGCGGTCAAGGCGGTCCAGCTCCTCACGGTCGTGATCGCCGCCAACCCGATCGGCTTCCTGGCCACCGCCATCACGGCGGGCATCGTGGCCATCGTGGCCTTCAGCGATCGAATCGTGTCGCTCCAGGATGGACTGACGACGCTGCAGGACTTCTTCCAGGCTTTCGGGGAGTTCGTCATCGCGAGGTTCACAGAGCTCTTCAACTTCCTGGGCGACTTCTTCGGCAGTCTACCCGACCTCGCGAGCGTGTCGTTCGAAGACGTCCTGACCGGGGCGGCCCAGTTCCTCGACAACTTCCTCGGGGTGTTCCTCGGAACCTTCTTGGCTATCGGGGCGCTCCTCAGCAACGCGGGAGAGAACTGGCCTGAGCTGATCACCTTCGCGATCAAGCAGCTCGTGAATGCTGCCATCACGGCACTGAACTTCCTGCCGAAGGCCATCAACGCCCTGATCGACGGCATCCTGGCTTCTTTCAGATCTCTGTTCCGACGGCTGGAGCTCGCGTGGATCTCCTGGTCCCAGGCGGTCAACAACGCCTTCGACGGCAACTTCGACGCCGCGCTCGAGAACATCAAGGACGCGAGCTTCCAGATTCAGAACGCGGTCGTCGACATCGGGGAGAACGTGCGTCGAGCGTACGACAAGTACAAGGACATCAACCTCATCCCCACCCTGGAGATCAGCGGTGCCGAGCAGGCTGCCGCCGAGAAGCTGGGTCGAGATGTGATCGACGCTTTCCTGAAGGGCTTCAACGAACCCGGAGCGGCGGAAGCCAGCATCCAGGCCATCCTCGGTCGGGCGAGGGAGATTGCCGCCGCCCGCGCTTCCGCGGCGCAGGCGCAGGCAGCCCGCGACGCGGCTGTGAAGGAAAGTCTGGGCATCGCGGGCGAAGACCAGACCGGGGCCATCCGGGCTCGCGTCCTGAAGGAGATCACCGACGGCCTGGAGCGGGAGGCCCAGCTCCTCTCCCTGGGCAACCGGGAGCGAGAGATCCGCAACGCTCTCGACAAGGTTCAGGAGGAGCTGCTCTCCAAGAAGGTTACTGCCACGCCCGACGAGCTGGCCGCCTTCCAGCGGCAGATCGAGCTCAACTTCGCCCTGAAGGATCAGGCCCGCATCCTCGAGGAGATCAAGGGACCGCAGGAAGAGATCAAGAACAACATCGCCGCCATCAATGCGCTGTACTCCCAGGGCAAGATCACGATCGACGAGTACAACGAGGCTCTGCGACAGCAGCGAATCCTGGCGCTGGAGAGCGATCGATCGGTCGCCGCAGGCTTCGAGCGGGGCTTCCTGAAGCTCCAGAACCAGATCGGCGACTTCGCTGCCCAGGCGGAGACGACGCTGGTCAACGCCTTCAGCTCGGCCGAGGACGCGCTGGTGGAGTTCGTCCAGACCGGGGAGTTCAACTTCTCGAAGCTGGTCGACTCGATCCTCGCGGACCTGACCCGGCTGCTCGCCCGGCAGGCCCTCTTCGCCCTGCTAAACGCCTTCACCGGCGGCGCGGGCGGCTCCGCGGCCGGTCTGCTCGGGGGCCTGTTCGGGGGAGCCCGTGCGGAGGGAGGCCCGGTCTCGCCCGGCAAGAGCTACCTGGTCGGCGAGAATGGGCCGGAGATCTTCCAGCCGAGCGTGGGCGGCACTATCGTTCCCAACGGGGCGACGATGGCCACCCCGCAGGTGAACGTCTCCGTCGTCAACGTCACCGACCCCGACGAGGTCGGCTCGGCGCTGAACGATCCGCGGAACCAGGAGATCATCGTGAACATCATCGGTCGCAACCGTCAGGCCGTCAACCGCTCGCTGGGGAATGGATAATGCCGTTCATCTTCGGAACCAGCTCTAACTACCAGGCGTTCGCCTCAATCCTGCGGCGGGTGGCCATCGGCACCTCGCTTCACTCGGTTGACTCGGTAGCGGGCGGCGGCACAGGGTACACCGTCGGCGACATCCTGACCGTCAGCGGCGGCACCTCGGTCATCCCCGCAACTCTCGAGGTGCTGGCAGCGCCTGCGGGCGTCATCAGCTCGGTGCGGATCCGCAACGCGGGCCTGTACACCACCGCTCCCGGAGACCCGGTGAGCGTGACTGGCGGCACCGGAACCGGCGCGACGTTCAACCTCACGTTCGACACGAACGGGTGGGTCGACCGTCGGGCCAACGGTTGCCCCGAGTGCGCGGTCTCTGCCACCGTCGGCGCTGGCGGCACCGGCTACACGGTCGGCGACCAGCTCACGGTTAGCGGTGGCACCTTCGGTCGCCCCGCCATCTTCCAGGTCGCGACCGCTCCCGCTGGCGTGGTCGCGACTGTCACGCTGGTTGACCGCGGTGACTACACGACTACTCCCGGCAACCCGGCGAGCACGACCGGAGGCACCGGCACCGGCTGCACGCTGAACATCACCTACGGCACCGGCGAGCGGGAAGTCATCCTGGAGGGCGAGGGCTCCGGCTCCGACGAGATCTACGTCGGCTACCGCTCGTTCTTCGACAGCGGCTCCGGCGCTCGCAACCTCTGCCTGAACGGCTTCACCGGCTTCTCGTCGGCGCTGTCCTACGAAGATCAGCCGGGTCGCTCCCCCGGCCTGAACACCGCGGACTCCGGCGGAGATCTCGGAGGCGCTTACGTCCTGCTGACGAGCTCCACTGTCACGTGGTGGATCAGCGTTACGCCGCGGCGCATCATCGGCGTGGCCAAGACCGGCACCTGCTACTCTTCCTTCCACCTCGGGTTCCTCAACCCGTTTGCCACCGGCGGGGAGTGGCCTTACCCGCTCTTCATCTGCGGCACGACCAGTGAGCGGTTCCGCACCCCAGGAACGACGATCATCTCCTCCTCGGGGATCATCGACCCGGTTCGAGATTCCACTGCCGACGTCGGACCCGGCCTCGTCCGACTCGCCTCCGGCACGTGGGCAGATGTCTACAACTCGACGAACGCCAGCCCTCGAACCGCAGCAACTCAGGGCGTCCTCATCTCGCCCGCGGGGCGTCTGGCGGGCATCATCTTCGGTTCCGGCGACGACTGGTACAGCACCTCGACCAACACCTGGGACCAGTACATCCCCGTCAGCGGCGACCCCGGTACCACCTCGAACCGCCTCCTCCGGACGACGAACAGCGGCGGAGACCTCATCATCACCGTCCAGGCGACGCTCATCTGGTCGAACGGTGCCACTCCCCAGGGAGTCCTCGGGGAGATCGACGGCGCGTTCTGGTTCGACACCGCGGGCACCGTCGTCGCGGAGAACCGCTTCACTGACGGGGGCGTGCGGTACACGGCCTTCCAGAGCGGCATCCGGTCGGACAACTGGGCACTGTGGGCTCTGCGAGAGGACTAAAGCATGGCGTACCAGACCGGAACAGCGTCGAGCCAGGAAGACCTGATGAACGTGCTTCAGACGTTCGCAGCCGCGAACGGCTGGACCGTGGACATCATGTCCACAACGAACGACTGGATGGCGCTCAACAACGGGTCGGTCTTCGTGCAGTTCCGCTGGGACAACTCCACGGGCATCGCCATGTTCCAGTCGACCGCCTTCAGCGGCACCGGCGTGGCCCCTGGCAACCACACCGGAGACGACGGCTGCGGGCTCCTCGACGCATCGGCTCCCTACAACGCGGCCGTGAGCTCCGGCCGTCGCATCACCGTGGGCAACGGTCCCTACACTGCCTACCACTTCTTCACTGACGGAACCACGAAGTACATCCACGTCGTCCTCGAGTACTCGCCCGGCCTGTACCGCCACTTCTCGTTCGGCACGATCAACAAGGTCGGCACCTGGACCGGCGGGCAGTACGCGGCCGCGATGTCGATCGGTGCCAACCCCGGCCTGGTGAGTTCGAGCACCCACAACATCCTCTGGTCGGGCTGCACCAGCGGCACGACGACGACCGACGCGAACAACTCCAGCTCCGTCCGGGTCGAGGGCATGCCGAACCAGACCGGCAGCATGAGGTGGATGCTCCTCACGCTGCAGACCGCGAACCTCGGCAACGACCGAGCGGGCAACGCCCGCATCGCGTGCCCCGGCGGCTTCGTCGGCTGCAACCCGTGGCTGACCAGGTACGGGTTCTTCCGGGCGAGCCTCCTCAACGGGTTCCTCCCGCTGATCAAGATCCCGATCTTCTGGCGAGACACGGCCCCGGCCCCGGACACGTACATGCTGCTCGGCTTCGTGCCGGACGTGTTCCACATCCAGATGGCGAACCTCGCCCCCGGGCAGGAGTTCACGATCGGCGGGGACACCTACATGGTGTTCCCGATCATCCGCAAGCAGAACACCTCGATCAGCGTCGAGGAGAGCAAGAACGCTGGCGTCGTGTACCGCAAGGTGGTGTAACGCATGTCGTCCTTCCCGGCCTACGTTAGCGACGTCCTCACTGGGCTGCGAATCGCCCAGAGTGGCAACATGGCCGGGCCGCTCGTGCGGATGGAGAACGCGGTCCCGGCCGTTACGCTCAACGCCCTCGGCAACCCGGACGAGTCCGCGAGCCTGTTCGACGGCTCGCCTACGCCCGGCCCTCCGGTGGACACGCACGTCTGCCACGTTCCGGAGGACATCGGCGACGTGTGGTTCGACATCATCCACATCCTGCCGCGTTCAATCATCCTCGGGAACATCCTCACGACCATCACGCGGCAGATCGAC